CCTCAATGGCTTGTGCATTAATTTCTTTGTATCGCTTTTGTCCGTCAGCAGAGTCCAAGTCGACAAGTTCTTGACCAACCACTGTTACATTAGGCAATGAATCCTTGTTAGAACTAAACCATGCGTCGAGCCATTCGCTACGCTGAGTTTGGGTAGTGGGACTAATGCCTTTTTCAAACTGTGCTAATGGTAGAGCATCAAAAAGATTGAGTACAGCGTCTTGGGCTTGTGCATCGCTTTTGCGATGTATTTGTTTCATCAAGTCTTGGAAACTGCCCGACATAATCTCGCCGTCCAGAACAATTGCTTCAGTAAACTGCCCAGCAATCTTTGCCAACTGTTCTTTTACATGCGGAAAGTTAACAAGCTCTTTACCGTTACGGCTATACTGATCAACACGCCCATCTGGATAGACAACAGTGATAACGCGGACGCCATCGAGTTTAACTTCGATAAGTTTGCATCCAGCTACTTTCGATTCATGATTAGCACTATCATGAGCAAGCTGGCAACTAAAAACCGGTACAGCATATTGTTTAAATTTTTTGCCAACTACATTGTTGACGGTTTTTTCACTAACACCGCAACGCAGGTCTTTGATAAGAATACGGCGATACCAGAAATTCCATTCGTCTTGCTTGGCCGCACTTAGGCAAAGCTCAATGGCTTGCCGTGCTTCATTGCCAGTAATAGCTCTAGTACGAAGATTTTCTGCAAGTTCAACAAAAGCCTCCCAGGGAAGTCCTTGTCCATCTGGTCCACCATGAGTGGGTACTTGCTTAACACCAAATGTAACCATGGCATCGAATGCCATTTTACAGCCTTCAAAGAAAATGTCATGGCCAGCTTCGGCCGTTTGTTTAATAACATCTTCCTTAAAGAGCCTACTGTTATCAGACTCTAGCTCTTGTATAATTTCAAAAGGTTGTTTCATGTATTTTCCTAATTAGGCCACTTGATAAGGCTTGTTCCACTCGCCGATGCTGATGTGAAAGTAATACGCGGTATCAAAATAATCTGTCATTGCGTCAGAACGGTCGTACCATCCGCGAGCAGGTGCAGTCTTAACAATTGTAACAATGTCTTCCAGGATTGTCAATGCCTCACCAGAGTAAGTGCTGTCCAACCAGTAGGGGTTAACTTGAAGGGAACCAGACTTACGAATGTAGTCTACATTGGTGCCAGGAGTAGCGCCAGTCAAATAGTTTTCAATAAAGTCCACAGGACCTTGCTTAATAGTAACATCAACTGAGAGGCTACCGGCACCCTTTTTGCAACCAAATTTGAATTTAGGGTAACGAGCTTTGAGTTCGTTGCGGATTGCTTTGACGTCTTCTGCTGTGATATAAGCCATTTAAAACTCCTGTTTGTTGCTGTCTATGTATGTATTATACAATAAATTGGATTTAATGTCAACCAATTTTAAACTGTATACAAAGGATTGCGTTTACGCAAATGGGCTAGAGCGGCTTCTTTAGTTTCAAAACGGCCGCTGATTGGGGTTTGATGTGCGCCACGCACAATGAACCAACCTGATAGTAAACTGTTATATACTACTTTCATATTACATGCTCCAGTAAGTTTCGCTGGCAGGATTGCAACTCCACGGGGTGTCGCGATCAATTTCGATGTCTTTACCAGTCATCAAATTCTTAACAGTTTTCATGGTAGGATGGAATTCGATGCGAAAGCCTTTGCTTACAGGCCACAATTCATACTGTAGTTCACGGACTTCGCGCTTCATTTCAGCCTCGTCCCTGTTTTGCCATACAGTAGTTGACACCAGGCGTTCACCACTTTTAGTGCGCTTGTCTGCCTTGTAGATATACATAGTGTGACTGGTTTTCATAACAATCCTTTTGTGTCTGTATGTAAGTATTATACAATAAATTGGATTTAATGTCAAGCCGAAAATTTGACTTTGCCCAAGCAGGCCATCATTAATTGCCCCTCAAAATCCGGGGGTAATACTTCGGTATTAAATTGTCGTTTGTAGCCCGAATCTTCCTTTTTGTTAGCAACGGCTTCGGCGTCCCAAACACTAGTGTATTCTTTAAACGACAGACTTTTGCCCCTACGACCCCAGAAGCTAAAAACCCCTTGACTGGTTTTGATAAAACCCCAAATTTTATCGTGCCCAGCCGAGTTATTCCATCCCAGGAAGCCAAAATCTTTTGCGTTAAAGTCCATGCTGTGTTAGAATTTGTTAACGATTTTGCTATTATACAATTAATTGGATTTATTGTCAACTGCCCATTTCCCTATAGGGCATCTGGTATTTTTAAAGCTGGTTTTGGCCGGCAAGTAGCACCAGCATTTTTTACAGGTCCATGCGGCCTGTACAAAGAATGGACAGGTAGCACATACATCTAATCGTCTTTGTTTTTCGGTTGCAGGCACACGTTCAAGCATACACTATTTAATTGCTCGAAATAGCAAATGATGTTATACTAGCGTTTTGACCACTCACTTAAATATTGCTATGAGTTCTGACACACTAGTATTAAACGCAGACTACCAACCACTTTGCTTGGTCCCACTGAGCACAGTTGATTGGCAAACAGCCATTAAGGCAGTCTTTTCTGACAAAGCCATAGTAATTAAAAACTATGAAGACTGGGAAGTGCATAGTCAACATTTGACTATTCCTGTGCCCAGCATTATTGTGGCTACCAAATATATCAACCCTAGCTTTGGTGTTGCTTTCAACCGGAAAATGGTTTACATGCGTGACGGGCATCGTTGCCAGTACTGCGGCGAACAGTTCCATGTGGACGATTTAACTTTCGACCATGTGGTGCCACGTAGTCAAGGCGGAGAAACCAATTGGGACAACATTGTAACCGCTTGCCGTACTTGTAACTTTGTTAAAGGTACCGATCCAATGGAACCATTGGTTGCACCTCGTGCGCCAACATACTGGGAAATGGCTAAACTTGCTCGTAGACAAACAATTTACATCAGGGACGAAGCGTGGAAGGAATACATCCACTGGCCCGATGAGTTAGTAAAGGCCGCATGACAGTAGACGGAAAAGGTATAAGTCACAGCAGGAGTGCAGTAGATCCAGCAATTAGCAATTATGACAAACTAGTTGCGGAAACTGCGCTCCTGGGTATAGGAGACTTTGAGCCATTGGACTACATGATTGACACCGCACAGCTTGAACAGGAGCTGTCGGTGTTTTCCAACGACTGGGTAGATTATTTGCCCCGCACAGATAGACCAAACAATCGCAAAGGTCTCAGCTTGACAACACTGGACATAGAAGGGTGGGATCATCGTAGCTTACCTAGCTTGCCCGAAGCCGCACAAGCATTGGGACGCCCGGTAGGCGATAGTGCATTTACCAAGCCAACAGCATTGTATGATGCTTGTGCCAGTTTACATCCATTGTTTGAAGAATTTGCTCCTGTTGGCCGTAGCTTTTTTGTCAAGTGCGGTACAGGCGGATACTTTGTGCCACACAGGGATAGCCCAGGCTTCCCACGTAGAGAATTTAGATTAGCCTGCTTTGTTAAGAACGTTGCACCACTACAGTACGATTGGTGGATGGACGATAAGAAAATCAACATTGAACAGGGCCGTGTATACTATGTGAACACGAAAAAGACACATAGAACAATCAGTTGGACCGATGACAGTATCCACTTGATTATGAACATTCCATTTACAGTTGCAAACGTCAATAAGGTTATTGCCCATTTGCAACACAGACACTAATGCTTATTACATGCGGACCAGCTAACGACCAACGAACATTCAATATATACATTCCTTTATGGCCAACTAAGATTGGCGTAACAGTCAGTGGAGGCATGGACAGCGCCATACTGTTATACATTGTGGCAAAGCTGAACAAAGACCTGCCACAGCCAAAAGAACTGATTCCTTTTACAGTTCCTCGAACAGATGGCGCTTATCGCTATAGTCCTGACATTGTGCAATACGTTAACCGAGTACTGGATCTAAATTTGCCTGCGCCCATACAAGTGGGAGATCCTACAGTACATCACAGTAAACAAGTTGAAACCGGAACTATAGAAGTTTTAAATGGCATTGCAGACTACATATTCTACGGCAGTCAGCAAACCCCGCCCAAAGAATGGCCAATGCCTGGTTTGTATCCAGAGCGTCCAACGCACAACAAATATAAAAGAGCTCAAATACCTTTTGTAGAGTTAGATAAACGCCATACTTTAGATTTGTACTATCAGTTTGGGCAAGAGCAATTGCTTGAACTTAGCCACAGTTGTACTGAACAACAAATAGGCAGATGTGGTCAGTGTTTTCAATGTGCAGAACGCCATTGGGCATTTACACAGTTAACAAAAAGAGACCCTGGCATACAGTAATGGCATACTTTTTAGCAAACGCCCTAGACATGTATACCCGTACCCAATTGTTGATGGAGCATAGAGCCGCGGGCTATCGGGAAGAACTCAAAGACTACGACCCTGATAGCTATGCACAGTACAAGGGTAGGTATTTTAGCAACTTAACACCCAAGGTATTGGAAATTGTAACGCCTATTATCAATCAAGAGTTAGGTGAAGGTACGTGGAAAATTGACAGCGGCAACTTCTTTGATACCAAAGTGCCTTACAGAATACATACTGATACAGGACTGCCTGATCCAAGTCCATGGAAAACGTTTGTGTTTCCACTTAAAGTATTTGCTGGTACAGATTACGATGCCACAAAGAATTCTTTGTACGTACTAAATCAACGTTGGTACGGACCAGCGGCATTTTTTGTTAAAGGTAGCACTGATGTTGAAGAAGAATACAACAAGGTTGTAACTGATTATTCAGATGTTGCCGAACTGGATAAAGGGTTCGACGAAGACTTAGTAGCAGATTGCAGTCACTTGCCACGTGACAACTTTGAAGGACTAACAGTAAAGAATCGTTTTGATTGGCGACCTGGTAGCGTATTTGTATTTGACCGTAGACACCTGCATGTTTCTAGCAACTTCTTACAAGCAGGCGCCCACAGCAAAATAGGGCTCAGCGTGTTTACCAGCGCCTTAGAGGATTAACCTCTACGCATCTTAGAAATTTCAACGGCTTCTTCGTCACTGAATACCGGCACAGCATTGCTCTTGTGCATAGTAGCAATACCTTTAACTTTGGTGCCAGTATAAACTTTTGGCGCGGCCAGTGTGGCAACACCTGCGCCTGAGTTCAAACTTGGAATTCGGGGCCCAGTATCTCTGCCATTAGGTGCAGATAATTTATATGATAGTGGCTCGGCTTCCATAGCACGTTTGCGCCTGCGTTCTTCGTCGGTAACTCCATGGGATTTTTTAAGCTCGGCCCAGCTGGCATCAAGTGCTTCGGCCCTGCGCTTGGCTTCGGCACTGGCAAACTTACGTTTACCTTTTTTCTTACCAGTAGTACTAAGGCTAGGATGTGCAAGGTGCATGGTCATAAAATTCTCCAGAAAACTGCCAAATAAATAGTATTTTACAATAAATCATAATTCATGTCAACCGATTTACACAAAGGATATCAATGCGGACCCAAGGACTGCGCCATTATTATTAAAGAAAATGGCCAATTGGATTTCATTTACCCTAGTCTAGCACACAGTATTGAACTGCCTAAAAATGTTGAGTTCTTTAAAGAGCTGATTAAGTTGATTAATACCCAAATGCTCAACGATGATAATGTATCGGACTTACTGGATAAGATTGAAATACAGCAAGCAAAGCCTACTTTGCATTAAGTATGTAGTTTATTTTACTGGTAAATATTAGTATGGCAACATTAACATATAAAGGCTTTACAACACAAACTGACGCATTAAAGGCGTATGATGTTGACCTGGCCAAGCAGGATTTACTTAATCATTTCATGACTCGCAAAGGCGAGCGTGTAATGGCTCCTGAGTTTGGTACAACTATTTGGGAACTATTATTTGATCCACTAACACCAGAATTACAAAGCTACATCAAACGTGAATGTGAATCTATTGTAGCACAGGATATTAGGTTCCAGTACATGGGCACTGAAGTGATTCAAGTACCCAACGGTTTCACACTAGTAATAAGATTGGTATATTTGCCGGATAACTTAGTAACAGATTTACAAGTAGAATTTGATGCTAATTCGGGAATACAATAAGGTTAAGCAATGACTCAAACTATTAGACAAGAAAATTTATTTGCCGCAGAGAACTGGCAAAGTGTATATCAGAGTTTTAGAAACGCTGATTTTAAAGCCTATGACTTTGATACATTGCGTACCGCAATGATCGATTACATTAGAACTAATTATCCAGAAGATTTTAACGACTGGATCCAGTCTAGTGAATTTGTTGCTCTTATTGACCTAGTAGCGTTCTTAGGACAAAACTTAGGTTTTCGTATTGACTTGAACAGTCGTGAAAACTTTATTGATACTGCCGAGCGTAAAGAAAACGTTTTACGTCTTGCTCGCTTTTTAAGTTACAATCCTAAGCGTAACATTGCGGCACAAGGCTTGATGAAAATCAAAGCAATTAAGACTACAGAAAATGTACTAGACAACACAGGTAATAACTTAGCCAACAAGACAATTCAATGGGCAGGTGTAAACGATCCTGACAGTTTTGAAAAGTTCATTACTATTATGAATAGTGCATTCAGTGCCAACCATTTGTTTGGAAACCCGCTCAAGGCCGGCTCAGTCGGTGGCGTAACAAGTCAACTTTATAGCGTAAACAGCGTTCCGGATCAGCAAGTGGCAATCAGTTATAGCGCATCGGTAGCTGGCGTTAGCAGTAACTTTGAAATTTGTAACAGCGACTTCGCTGACTTAGGCTATTACGAAGAAGCGACCCCGGATCCAATGTCTGCATTTAATTTGTTATACCGCAATGACGGAACAGGTAATACTAGTGCCAACACAGGATTCTTTGTTACATTTAAACAAGGACAGTTAAACAAAAACGACTACCAGTTAAACGATTACATCGAAAACCGTGTGCTAGACATTGACATTGAAAACATCAACGAACAAGACGTTTATGTACAAACAATTAACGAAGACGGTAGCGTAATTACAAATTGGAAAAACGTTCCTAACCTAGTAGGCAACAATGTTATCTATAACAGCTACAGCCTAGGCGAACGTAAAATTTGTAGCATTATTACTCGCGACAGTGATAAGATTAGCATTAAATTTGGCGACGGCTATTTTAGCGATGTACCGCGTGGTATTATTCGCGTATGGTCCCGTAGCAGTAACGGATTGACTTATACTATCCGTCCAGACGATATGAAGAACATTACATGGGATATTGCATACTACGACAAAGTAGGAAAAAAGCAATTCTTAACCATGGTTGCCGACTTGGAATATAATGTAAACAACAGTACGCCATCTGAAAGCATTGACAGCGTTCGTGCTAACGCACCTAGCGCATACTATAGCCAAGATCGTATGGTTACTGGTCAAGACTACAGTGTCTATCCGTTAACACAAAGCTCTAATATCTTAAAGATTAAAGCAGTTAATAGGATTCACAGCGGTTTTAGTAGATATACAAATGTAACTGATCCAACAGGTACTAACCAAAGCCTAGACATCTTCAGTGACGATGGCTATGTGTATAAAGACGAGTTTTACACAACTAATTACTACAGCATTAGTAATAACTATTTCTTACGTAATTTGATTACTGAACATATTTCTGGCGCATTTACAGAACCAGAAGTAGTTAACATGTTCTATAGCATCTTCCCTGCAATACCTTATACACAAGTATTGGGCAGTCCCACAAACGTAACATGGAATAGATCTACTATTAATAGCGGCACAAGTACTGGCTACTTTACTGGCGTACCACAAAGCGGCACAACTGCTGAAGTTATTAAAGTGGGTAATGCTACCACAGGTCTACTAAGACTATTACAACAAGGCTGTTTAATTGAATTTGATTCAGCCGGAACAAAAACATGGGCCGCAATTACCAACGTTTACGGTAATGGTCTGGGCGAGCAAGACTTGAATGGTATTGATACTGGTAAAAAACTCGACGGTTCCGGTACCGTGGCTTTAAGTAAAAATATCAAATCAGCTAGTACTATTTCTAGAATCATTCCTAGATTTAAACAAGTATTCAGCACAACTGAGTACGGTTTAATATTTGACTTGCTAGTAGCCAAGAACACATTTGGTATTCGTTATGATTATCTAACACAAACTTACAAAATTGTAAGCCAGAATAATTTAGGCTCTAGTGCGTTTTACAGTGATACATTTGCTGGAGATAACAGCGAGTTAAACAAAGACAATAGCTGGCTAATCAAAGTAACTTACGAAAATGGACAGTACGTAGTAGTTAACAAGGCGATTCGTTACATTATTGGTAGCGAAAATAAAGTGCGTTTCTTTAACGAAAACTTCAAGAAGGCTCTTAACAGCGAAACAACTAAAATTGAACGAGACAGTATCTACTTCTTGCAAACAAATACTAACGCCACTGGCACAGGTATACTAGGTAAGAAGGCTGAGTTTAAAAGCGACAAATACTTCATTGGAGCAGACAGCTTTACTGACAACACTAAGTTAGTAGCTTCAGTATCCGACGACAATAGTGACTTCTTGCCAGACGATCCTTATGTGTTTGAAAAATTAGTTGGCTCTAATCAAATTAAGATCGACTACACAACAGTCAACGGAATTACATTCCAGCAAGCATATGGCAGTGACTATGAAGATACAGCAACCACAAAGTCTGTAATAGGCCGCAAAGATTTGTATATGCAATGGCATCACGTTGCAGAAAGCAATCAGCGTATCGATCCAAGTACAATTAACATTATTGACTTGTTTGTGTTAACTAGTGATTATGACTTAACATATCGTCGTTGGTTAAAGAACGGCGGTAAGTTACAAGACATGCCTCTACCTCCAACACCGCAAGAGTTATATCAAAACTTTGCCACACTAGAAGATGTTAAAACAAGTAGTGATACTATTGTTTACCGTCCTGCCAAGTACAAATTATTGTTTGGCAAGTATGCTGACAAAGCATTAGCAGGTAAATTTAAAGTAATTAAAATGCCTGGTACAGCAATGACAGACAATGAAATTAAGAGCAAGGTGTTAGCGGCTATTGATGAGTTTTTCTCAATCATTAACTGGACATTTGGCGAAACATTTTATTTTACAGAATTAGCGGCTTACATTCACACTAAGCTAGCAGGTTCAATTAGCTCTGTGGTTCTAGTACCACAAGGCACAAGTACAACATTTGGCGACTTGTTCCAAGTTAGCAGTGGCGCAAATGAATTGTTCATAAGTAGTGCAACAGTAGATGACATTGATATTATCACTCAACTAACTGATGTTAATTTAAAACAGATTAAGGGTTAAGATGGCAGAAAAGAAAAATTTCTCCGCACAGCCAGTAGTAGCTAGCAAGAATACAGTACCTGGAGAAGGTGCAGGTAATGAAGTATTACAAACAAGTAATTTCTTGCCGGGCTATTTCCGTACGGATACTAACGTAAAGTTTTTATCTACAACACTAGACAAGCTAGTAAGTAAAGGCACGCCTGAAGACATTAACTTTTATGTTGGTAAAAAGAGTGGTACAGTATATCGTCCTACAAAAGATTTTTACTTAGAAGAGCCAAGATCTATTAGAGCAGACTACCAGTTAGAACCTGGCGTAGTGTTTAATGATATTGACGGCAACACCACTGATGCATTGGCCTATGACGATTTACTCGAACAACTAAAACTGAACTGGAACAAGACCAAGCCAGATTGTTTAGACAGCGAATATTATATTTGGAATCCTCCTATTGATGCAGATATGTTTACTAACTTTACCAGTTACTACTGGTTAAAGTTTGATCCATTGCCAGTACAACTAGAAGGCACAATCAATGTAACCGAAGACATCATTGGTAAATTACAATACACAACTCCAGTACAGCCTAACGGCAAGCAATTAACATTCCATAACGGAATGAAAATTTACTTTATTAATAAAAATGCTATTACTGGCTTTAGTGGCCAAAACCAAGGCAGTGGCTATAACGACGGATACTACGAAGGTGTAACACTGGTAGGACAAACAGATGATGTTGTTGGTGCCGGGGTTAAAGTTAACTTAATAGTCAACGACGGTTACGTAGTGGGCGTTGAACTAGTCGAAGGTGGCCAAGGATACAAAGTCGGCGATATGTTACGCTGTGGTCCAAACATTATTGGTCCAGGCATAAACTTTTCTGTGACAGTAACAGGAATTACAGCACCGACAGTAACACCTGCTGAATACGTAAGTAGCCCTGATCCTTTAGTTGATCCAACATACTTTATTGTCAGTGGCGTCGGCGACAGTATTAAACTGATTCCTAGCTCACAATTAGATCCACGTACTCCTTATACAATGCTGGCCTATGTACCATGGGACGGTGTAAACTGGGATCGTAAAAAATGGGATACTAGCGAACCTGCCCCTATACAAAAAGAATATATTGTTATGGAACGCGGCGCCCGCGATCAAAACCCATGGAGTAGAACAAACAAATGGTATCACGTTGATGCGGTTAAAGCAGTGTGCGAGTACTTGGGTGTTAATAGCGCAGACTACTTAAAACTAGACCAACGTGCGGCCCGCCCAATTGTACAATTTATTCGCAACATTGAATTGTTTAATTACGGAAAAAATCCTAAGACACCTGTCGATTTAGTAATTGACGGTATTGCCCCTAGTACTATTACTGTTGAG